ACCGGATCTCCGGTTGAAGGTGGAACCAAATTTCTGGTCCTACAAGTTTCTTCATTAGAGGTGTTACCCATGTCCGACTTGCTAAATCCATCCAACCACGCCTAGCCATGCGCAGGATCATTTCGATCCGCTCTGGTAAGCAGGTAGCGTTTATCTCTTCCCGTAAAGAAACGGGGGAGACATTGACATCTTTTACGAATGTTTGGTTAGCAAAGTTAAACATACCAATATCGGAAATGTGCGACTTGGCTAGAGATAAAGGAACATGTAACTCCTTCATTAAGGACACATAGCTTTTAGCGACAGCTTCGTTTGCTATCACGATATCATCTCCCAAGACCATATAGTCTACGAAAGTGAGGAGCTTCGAGGGTGTAATAACACCCGCAGAAACGGCTGCATAGAGTACTAGTGCATGGTGCACGAGTGCCATCGATGCCCAACTCGTTAGAGCTCCCATCGGCTGCCCTGTAGCATAGCGTATCCTAGACGGATGATTAGGGAATCGTTTCTTGGTTGTTGAAGGTACGAGGAACGCTCGATTCACTAAAAGGTCAAACCAAATCTCCAGTACCTTTGTGGGAAATTTCCCAGAAAATAAGGCCCTATATAGGGCCAAAGGTATTAGATCAGTGGCCGATTTTAGATCATATGAGTACACAGTAGTGTATCCTCTGCCCGCGAACTGTCGAACTTTACCCTCTTGGTCAAAAGTGGCGTCCTGTGGAAAGAGTGCAAGTATTTGAAACATCCAATCGTGGAGAGGTTTCAGGACAAAATTAGTCCAGTAATCCACTATCGCGATTGTTCTTACTTTGCCAGCGGCTTCATATAAATTATGTAGTCGTTGCAGGGTAGGATTTCTGAATCGATATCCTTGGGTGTTTAACCCAAAGAACCGGTACAGATAAGAATCAGAGAAAGCTCTGGTTTCTTTGCCAGTAGAAGAAATGACCGTAAAAAGGCCATTTGCATCCTTGACCCCTTGTAAAACTTTATTGTTGAGAGCGAACATTTTGGCTGTTAGCCTTATCTTTTTCCAAAGATCGGGTTGACCAGTCGCCTCAAGCCACTCACGGATATAATTCCGTGATACTCCCGTTACTTCAGTGATGGCTTTCGCCGTCCAAGTTTCGGGGCCCATGATGTCCAGATTCTCTCTTATCGCTGTCTCTTTGGATCCGGTTTTCTTAAAACCGAATCGGTCTAGTGCCTCCCAAAGGAAGGCATCTATTCCGGCCCCGAGGACAGTGACAGGGTGATTTGGTCCCGCATGGGTTGAGAAGAATGTTCCTTTAACCTTAAAGTTAGGCTCGGGGGCTGATGCAAGCTTCAACGTGTGCCAAAGGACCCCGCAGAAGTCATGGAATGACTTGAGGGTGATTTCAGGCAGTTCAGGGTGGGGTGAAGCTATAGTACCACATGCTAAATTAGGTTCCTGCCAGGAGCCTAGGATACCTTTATAGGAAAAGAGCATTGATGTCCAAATATGGATATAATGTTTATTCCCGTATCGGATGCCCGCTCGAACAATTCGAGGAAGAGCAGCAGGAAGACCCTTCCGAAGACGGATTCTAAATCCAAGATCTTCAGTTGTAGTCAAGCGTCTGCCTCCTAGGTAGGCGTTTACAACAAATAGCATGATTTTCAATCGTGCTATGAGGTGGTTTATACCGTTGTTCCTAAGAATGATCGTCAGGTAAGCCCCGAAAGATTTCCTTTCGTTTTTCTGGACAGTGGACAGATGAGAGCCACGGCTCCACCATGACACTAAGTCATGCCATGTATGGAACCACTGAGCTGTGTTTTCACACGTCAGTCCGATCATCGAAATTCCAGTCGCGCCCTTAACTGTGGAACGGGTTGCTTTCACCTTCGAAAAGAAGGGTTGCATCACTGATCTCCATAAGTTGAGAAAGCGTGACTTACCCGCGCTACCTTCTGAGGTACGCCGTCCTAGTTTTAGGACGGTCTCCCAGGGGGATAGAGTAGGGGAATTTTGAGAAGGATCTTGAGGGGTTGTGGATGAGGTGGATGGGGATTCACCTGGCGCCGCCAAAACTTTTAAAGTTTTGTTCGACGTTATGGCTACTCGCACCATCACTATATAATCTTGCTCCGAAAGGTACAAGATTACCCCGGGATTAACCGGGTCTATGCAAGCATAGTTTCCTGCATCGACTCTCCCCCAATCCACTTTCGGAAACAATTTGTGGTTTTGGAGAAGGTAGCGTGGAGCACTGGAGTGAAACGGTCTTACCGCAACCTTGATGGGAAATGTTAGAAATAGCATTTTTCGTTAAGTTGTTGTGGTTTGATTGGAGACTTCGACCTCTCTTTCCAACTTGCGTTGGGGAGCAGATCGGGAGAAGGCTTCCCGTCTCTTCTAGAAATTTCATGTGCGCCCAATTAAGGGCGGGGCATTTCCAATCTAGAGTCATTCTAGTCTACATCATTGGATTTGGTATACCAATAGGACTCGAGGCATATGCGGTTGACTGTTCAGATGTGATATTTATCATGTCTGGCATTGACTAGCAGTGGTCGAGTTTCTGTTCATCAATGTTGGCATGCTTCAGTCTCACGACTGAGGATATGACCATTACTGGTGATACCTTCGCTAACAAATCAAGCTTTCCTATTAGACTGTTCTTTCGAACTCCCATATTCTGGGTTGTATAGTGTTTTACTATACCAATCTTGGGATGTAGGTAGACGGCCTTCAACGCCAGATCGCGTGGCGTGGCACGGGGGGTGGAAGTAAGCGATATGAACGTAATCTCTATGATCACTCATAGGATCCAGTCCGCGCGTAAGTGCGGGCCTCGAGGGCAGACGAGACATAAGGTCTGCTCG